CGTTCACCATAGGTAAACTCACAAGCCCTTACTTTAAGGGTCGTTGGCGAGATTATCATAAGTTCTGCGTCGCAGTCAAGTACTATTTTTGATCTAAGTAGTGTACTGAATGTAACCAAGTCTATAAGGGCACTAGTAGCTGAGGCGTAGCTATAACCCTCTATACATATTAATGTTTCATCTTGATTTGTTGCCAAGAATGTGGCTATATCGGAAACAATCATGTCCGTTATTTTATTATATAGGTTTAATTTATCAATCTCACTGTCAGTATAGTCCTTACCTTTATCAATACCTTCAATAAAGCGGAAAGACATGCTGTCCTCAGTTAATGCGAACCATTTCTTAAGCGATCCTGATTTGTTAACTCCTAGAGATTTATTAGCATATACGAATAATTCGCCATTGGCGCACATAGCTGTACATGATAATGAAGGGTCTATTGTTATTATGTTCATGTTGTACTTTTTAGTTATTTTAGTACAACTATTTAGAAGGGAATTTTTTTAGTATCTTACGATCATTACATTCAACTTATATTTCCTAGCTAAGTTTATCATGTGCCCGGTTCCGGCAGATTTTGAATCCCAAAATGCAATTAGGCTATCTGCATACTTTGCCATCTGTTCGTTGCGAACAAATCCTGCCCTTTTACCTAAACGGTCCCAATCGGCAGGGAACTGTTTCATGCTTGCGTGATTTTCTTTAGCCCAACGCTCGCCAAGGCGGTCAGCACCCCTTGCTCCGCCGCTAACTATCTCAAGGTCATCAGCTAAGAATTCACTCCATACAACCTTTCTTATGGCGCTAACCTTTCGAGACAAGAGCTTGTAGTCATTAAAATCACGGCCACCGGCCACAATTAATTTATGATAGCTAAACATTAGAGCATTTTAATAATTAAAGGTACCAGAGTCAAGTTCTCTTTTAACATGCTCGGTTTGGAAGTCGTTTATTAGGTCTCTCTCATAAGGAGTCAACTCCAATGCATCAGAGTAAGGCATTGCCCCTCTACTGAAATAGGATAGTATAATTAGAGATTTTAAAATCTCATGTACTTCTTCCCTCAGTCTCGTGATGTGCTTTTGAATTACGCTTTTGTCTTGGTGACTGAGGGCCGTGAAAAAAAACTTACAGGATTAAGCGGAATTACGCCCTCGACCTCATGACCACAATCTTTACATTTGAAATTGTAGGTAAATTCTGTACCCCACTCATTAGTAACATGCATCTTTTCCTGAAGATATGTAAGAGATGGAGCTTCACACATTTCAAGCCATTCTCGTATATGAGCTTGATTAGTTACGCCATCAACAGATTTAATAACACCCATAATTGCATCTGCAATAAATTCGAAAATCTCATCAGGGTCTTTAAAGTCTTCATTACTTTGCTGTAGCATTTTAGTTGTATCAGCATAGGTAGAAGGTTTAAGTGCAACAACTTCCCCGGTAGGTAACTCCACCGTAAAGTCCTCGGTTACCTTTAATGCTCTGGTCTTTTTTATGAAATCGTTGAGGTCAACTTTATAGGAGACTTTGGAGTTATCAATAACCTGAGCCTGTTCGCTATCTCCTCGTGTCTGTACTGCCTCGACACCGTCATCATTGGAGGGGAATCTTGGATTCATTGGCTGCTCGGAGCCGGTCTTTCTTACGCTACCATCCTGTATTTCTCGCTGTAAGTTTTCCTTAACTTCATCTTCAAGAGCCTTCCTTTCCTCGGCACATACCGGGCACTCCCAATTCAGGTCTAATGTTGAACCGTAAGTTACCATGCGTAAACATACCAAAAGATAATCTACGTCATTGGTTAGAAGCTCTAATGGCTTCTTTACTTGAGGTATACATCTTCTGAATACCTTTTCAACCGCAGTTCCTTGAAACATCATATCCGGGGAACGTATTGCAATTTCATCAACCGCAGTCATTGGGTGTACTATAACTTCACCATTAACAACTTCGGGGTCTAATTCGCCATTCTGGTAAAAAACACCACCTGAAGGTAGCCTAAATGTTTCTGGTGGAATATGTGTAAATCTTCTTAGTAGTGGATTGTCGTTTATTTGACGAGGCGATGCCTCCTCATTCGCAACGTTTTCTGCTAATTGATCTAATCTAGTTTCTTCGTTCACTTTATTATCTCCGGTTTACTTTCCGCAATTCATTATGTAAAAGTATTTATGCCTCGTACAAAGGCATGATTTTGGAGTATTTCAATATTTATAAATAGGGATATGAGTAATCAAGGATCAAGATCGGGAACTTCGGGTGGAACGGGTGGAGCACCAACCTCAGGTAACCCTCGTCAGGTTACTGTTTCCGCTAGCGGACAATCTTTTGCTGACGTTAATGCTGAAGTGCAGCGCCAACTTACCCAGAAATGGATCACGGGACAAGAAGAAATACGACTAATTCAGAGAGGGGGTAGCTCCCAGCAATTCGGGGTTAGGTTCTATGTAACTCCAGAACTATCCGAAAGCCGTACAGTAAATTATCAGGAGATATCGGAAATTAGGCAGGCTGGTGGAATTTTAATTTATATCGGAACTCAGTTAAGAACATATCAAATAAATGCAAGAATGGTGTCGAAAACAACAGAAGAGGCCGACCTTACTTATACCTACACACATAGACTGAAGGCATGGACAACTCCCAGTAAGGATGGGGGCGGTGGTCAGGTAAGTGGTACTGGTGTAGGGGGCGCAAACTCTCCTGAAATTTTAAAGCTTTATGGATATGGCGGTGAATCAGGGGGACAGTTAAGGGGAGTACCCTGTGTTATAACATCTTTCAATATAGACTACCCCAATAATGTTAGTTATATTAAGACTAGTAATGGAAGGGCAAGCGTCCCAATTGTTCAAACATTTAGTATTGCATTAAAAGAGGTTCGCTCCGACAACGACTTAGAAAATTTCAACATCCACTCATACAGAGATGGATCATTATTGAATTGGTAAAATGAAAGAATTCAAAGATAAATCTTCGGTATTGAAAAAAAATAGCCGCTATTTACAGGGCGGAGAGACTGACATAAATAAAAAACGCCTTAGCTGGTGGGAAAGATTTTTACTTGAAGATGATGACGTTACCGATATTAGAGTATACATATCTAGCAAGTACGCACAACGTCCAGATTTGGTAGCATTTGATTACTATGGTAATGCGAAACTAGAATGGATTGTGTTACAATATAATAATATGGTCGATACACTGGAGGAGTTTACTGCTGGTAAAACAATTACTATTCCCTCAAAAGATAGGGTATATTTCGATATCCTTGTAAATCCTATCAGGGTTCAGGACAGTAGACTATAAATGAATGTCTAATCCAAAAAATCCCCTACTCCAATTAGATACATTCCAGACTCAGCATGTACTTGCCGCATTTAAGACTACAAGTAGTGCAGAGAATACCCCATTAACTAATACATCCGGTAACGCAGGGGATGCGGTAGGGGATGGGTTCATTATCACTAATGAGTTCACTGATGCAACTTTTACCATACCCACTATAAGCTGGGCATGGAATCGAGGAAATAAAACTACGAGCATGACGGGGACTATAAAAATAGCCGATGCCGTAGGTGGAAGGTTTATTGATTGGTTCAAGACTAATATTATTCCGAAGATGGGAGTGTCCGCCCAGCATATGACTTTCGCACTTAAGACCTATTTTATGGGAGTTGATCGCGATACTGAAGCATATCAGATATACACTGGCAATCCTCTTATATTTCACGTCCATGAGTTTGAAGACATGATGAATGCTGATAACTCAATGGCTCAAACGGGAACAACGGTCGCCATGCACTTTACAGGAGCATACAACAGTACTGGGCAACGGGTAAACTTTAAGCCCTATCAAATGACTTTAACCCATAAAGACGGAAATTTAAATAACTCGGACCCTCAAATTTTCGCACCTTCTGGGGGTATAGATTTTCGTGGTAATGAAGACGCTACAAAAACTGGACCCAGATTACAAAGGCTGGAAAAGAGTAAACCCATGAAAAATCTTAAAGATTTGTTTGATGCTTTTGAGGTCGAACTGAATCAGCAGCAATATGCCCATAAACGACAGGTACAGAAATGGCTTAAAGATATTCGTGATGGATATGAATATAAAATTGATCCCGAACCAAATCAGCAGAGAGGTGAAAAGCTTCCTGTGAAGTTCGAAGTTCAGTTGGATGAAATATACAATTCCTATGAAATAGATAATAGAAACCTACCATTCGAACAAACCGATGAGGACAAGAATGTATCTGGGGTTACGAGTGTACCACTGAGGGCCGGGGCAACCCTTGTTGAGATGGTATCATATCTTATGAAGTTTTCCCGTAAGGTAGGAGATGATGCGGCACTAACCCCACCCAAATCATTTAAGATTAATATTTCATACATCAAAGAATCGAATCAGCTAAAGCTAGTCATAAAGATAAAGCAAATAGATGTTGCAGTAACGACCACATCCATAGATACCGGCCCCGGTGTTGCGTCTCAGCCCCTAAATTATACATTCAAAGCTGGCGAACGGACAGATGTGGACATAACTTATCTCAAAACCAGCATAACAACCGACAACGGTATTAAGACTTTAGAGCGCGGCCCGCGTGTTGCCGTACTAGGTAACCGGGAACCTGTAATGGGTGAGAGCATTCCAGATACCGCTCCGGGTACAAATTTTTTTGACTCGGAATTTAGTGGACTAAGAACCAGTGTAATACCATACTTGAATGGGGGCCTTGAAGATGGTGTCGCAGGGGCTAACGCGGATATAATGCAAACACTTGAAAACAGTCAAACTTCGGCACATGAGATACAGATATACGGCAACCCCGATTTAATGTTCGATCTTTATCGCAAACCTTCCGAAGCCGCATCGCTAAATTCTCCGGGAGATTTTAGATATTATGAAATGCCGGAATCATATCCAATGTATTTGACTATAGATATATTCTTAGATTCTGATGCACAAATTGGACTTAACCCGTCCACTACCACCAATCCGAAATATTACTACAGGAATCATTACGAGATAGTAGGTGTGAGTAATATTATGGTTGAAAGTAGGTTTTACCAAAGAATACAATTGGCTAAGAGGGATGATATAATATAATGGGAATTTTAAATAGACTAAAAAGCAAATTATCCCTTAACCGCAAAGGGGACAATCACTCTGCCGCAAATTTTGGATGTTCACTGGGTGTGGTGGTAGATACTGATGACCCCCTACAGATGGGTAGACTCAGGGTGTATTGCCCGGACCTGAATGACGATCCGAAAAAGGTACAGCATCTCCCATGGGCGACATATGTTTCTCCTTTTGGTGGAACCATAAGAAATGGGGACTACACTCGCGGTCATCAGAAAGGCTCCGAAAGCACTTCAGGCACCGTACCTTACGGGTTCTGGGCCATACCCGAAATTGGCGCTAATGTCTTAGTTACATGTATAAACGGTGACCCGCGAAGAAGGGTTTGGATGGGGTGTGTTTACGATCATCAGGAAATTGGAGGTGTACTCACCGGCTCCTACGACTGGAATAGCGGAGGCCCTGATGGTCCGCTAACTTCCTCTGGCCCCGGATACGAGGGAGAGCGTAACCCGATACAGCCAACATATGACAATCTGGCCAAAGCATTCCAAGATGATAAAACCTCTAGTGAGTGGAAAACTAGGGGCGGTGATTATTCTGGAACTAAGAATGTTGAAATTGACTCGTTCGGCACCTACGGGGAAATATCCGGGGCTGAGGAAGATAGTTGGGTAAAGGAAAAACTTGGATCAATGGGATACGATTGGTCAGGATTTAAATCTTTGGGGGCATACTTAGCGTCAAGAATTGTCGGATTTTGTAGCCCCGGACTGCATTCAATTGTTTTCGATGACAGGGCTTTTAATTCACGAATAAAACTTCGCACAACGGCGGGGCACCAGATAATTTTGGATGATACCAACGAAAGAATTTACGTGAACACGTATGAGGGTAAGTCATGGATAGAGTTGGATGTTAATGGAAATATAGATGTTTATTCTGATAGAAGAATATCAATGCGAGCGAAGAAAGATATTAACTTTTCTACTGATGAGACTTTTCGAGTAAAGGCCAAAAAAGGAATCCATATGTACGCGGGTGACACCGAGGGCCAAGCCCCATTAGATTCAATACCAGATGATGGGCAGATTCGATTTCAGTCGTCAAACGATATGCACCTGTTCACTGAAGGGGATTTTTATCAGAAGATTAACGGCAATAGAGATATTCTCATTGATGGGGAAAGTGAAACCTTTATTAGCGGTTCCATTAATATAGAAAGTGGCACTAATGAACTTAATCTTATAACCCCATCGGATACCATATCAATGGAGTCCAGCATACAGTTGGATTCTTCAGGAAATATACGAGCGGAGGCAAGTGGAATATTACAATTGGGCGGAAGTACCAGTAATATTGAAATAGCCCCCGGAGTTATAACACTGGATGCACCATTAGTACAGTTTAATGATTACGGGACATCCATTACTGAAATGGCAATTACTATTAACTCATTAATTGCATGTAGTTCCGGGTGTGGCGTTCCACTCTTAGCCATTCCAAGAATTGTAATACCCGAAATTATGCGCTCCCCTGACACTGATGTGGAAGAAGCCGAATTAGCTCCGTGGACAAATAGGGTCCCAGATCATGAACCGTGGCCTAGAGTATTAAAACAAGATAGCGACGATACTGTAAATGAAGAAAATGATGGATATAAGAATAATGTTGATTGGATAGATCAATACGATAATGAAGGACAACAGGGCAGAGAAGATATTGGTGTGGTTGAGGGTGATGAAAAAACTGAGCGTGGTGAATTCTGGCGAAGATAATAAATATGTATTACAGAGGATATTACTATGAAATTAGATGAATTTTTAGCAGAACAAAACTTTAATGATTACTATGATGAGTCTGACGCTTGGGCCGATGAGACAGGAGATTTTAGAGATAAAGTTTTCGATGATGAATATGTTCCTTTCATGGAGGAGGTATTCGGCGTACTTACTGATCTTCGCGATAACTTTCCGAATGAAGAAAAGGCAGATGTCGTATCTGATAGATTCAGGAAAGCCTTCTCCAGACTGGGTATAGATACTCAGCAAGATGCCGATGTGATTAGAATGCACGAGGATGACTACTCACTTATATCGAAATATTGTAATGTAATCCTTTCGGGCAATTCTAGCTTTAGAGAAGTTGCCGAAGCTGGGCGTGATTTAGTTACTACGTTAAAACAACATTCCGATATTGAAATTATAGATGATGCTAGTCAGGTCCCTGATGATGAGATTAAGGAACTTCACCGTGATTCCAAGGAAGACGAGTACAGTCGAAGGGGAGTCTCACGAAGAGACTTTAGATAATGACAGCAAAGCTCTATAAGGGTATATCATTTACCAATTATAAGAATAGGAAGACTCTTTTTTTGGGAGATATAGATTTAGTCAAGCAGGACTTATTAAATCATATAAGTACTAAGTTGCGAGAGCGCAGGATGATGCCTGAGTTCGGTACAAGAATACCTATGCTGCCATTTGAGCCTATGGATGATAATACCTTGTTCGCAATCGAGGAGGATTTAACTACAGTGGTAAACTATGATCCACGAGTGGTTTTCAATGTCAATGGCCCATTAGAGGGCGGTGTTGCACTTTACCCTGATTACGACCAGAATGTTGTAACAGCAGTGATTGATTTATTTTTTGTAGAACTTGATGTGAATGATTCATTGGTTGTGACGCTAGATTTAAACTCATGAGTGGGTTTTTCGAATAAAGAAGTAACAATAAATACCTAAATTAGAGAAGGTTTATTATGAGAGTTATTAGTAGAGCAGAATCATGGGAAAGAGTTTATGAAGCATTTCAGCAGATTAACTTTTCAGCCTTTGACTATATCACAATCAAAGAATCCCTAGTCGATTACCTGCGACTATATTTCTCTGAAGATTTCAATGATTGGATAGAATCCTCAGAACTTCTCCCTATTATTGAAGCATTTGCTTATGTCGGTGAGCTTTTAGCCTATAGGCTGGACCTAAATGCTCACGAGAATCTTTTACCAGTAGCCCAGCGTAAAGAATCAATACTAAGACTTGCAAAGTTACTTTCCTATAGTGCCGCTAGAAATATACCGGCGAGAGGCTTGGTAAAGTTAGAAACCATTTCAACCACTGAAGATGTGTTTGATTCTAGGGGAACAAATCTATCAAATACCGTTATTAGATGGAATGACCAAAATAATAATAACTGGAAAGAGCAATTCATACTGGTATTAAACAAGGCAATAAATCAAAGTTTTGGTACAGTACTCCCGTCCGACAGAATTCAGGTTCAGGATATTCTATTTGAGCGTTATGAACTTGAAAATAATACTTTAGCTAGTAACACTTTACGTTATAACATAACAGTATCCAATGAAGAATACCCCATGGAGTTAGTGGCTTCAGAGCTTACAGATTTCGGACCCCAAGAAAAGAGACCTGAAAAGAATTTAAGATTATCCATACTTTATTTATCTGATGGACTAGGTGACTCATCAAATAATACCGGGTTCTTTTTCTTTACTAAGCAAGGTGAATTGAATAGGATACTTGCCGATTTTGATGGGGTAACACCAAATCAAACTTATGATGTACTTATTGATGACTGTAATGAAACTGATGTATGGGTTAACAACATTGACCCCGACACAGAGGAAATAATTACCGACGAAGACAACATTCAGGCCAACGAGAGAATTGGGGAATGGACCCCGGTTGATTTGGCTAGTGCCCAAAACATTATATTCAATACTGCCGAAGATAGGAATAAGTACGAAGTTGAAACTTTGGATAATGATAATTTTAGGTTAATATTTGGTGATGGTAACTTTGCTGAGATACCCTCCGGTAGATTTGAGATATGGTACAGAACTTCAGCAAATTTAGGTTTAACGATACCGACCAGTTCAATACAAAATATTGCAAGTAGTTTTACCTACCAAGACCCGAATAATAAAGAACAAACATTCTCCTTCACCTTTAGTTTATTGGACCCCATACAAAACGCGGCACCATCCGAAGACGTGGAAAGAATTCGAAGAGTGGCCCCGGCAGTCTACTATACACAAGACAGAATGGTTAATGGTAGGGATTATAATGAGTTCATGCTTCAAGACAACTCAATTCTTAAATTGAGAGCCATAAACCGAACATTTGCTGGAGACTCCAAATACATTGCATGGCATGACCCTAAAGAATATTATGAAAACGTAAAGATTTTTGGTAGTGACTTGGCAATTTACATCAACAGTATCGATGAATCTTTTAGCGTTACATCGAGTGACCTTCCACCACAAAATGGGAACCCCGATGATGACGGCATAATCAATGGTTCAACCGTAGGGGCATTGGTCGATAATTATATTGAGCCGCTACTATCAACCAATGACTTTTTCACTACTTTTGTAATTAACGGAATAAATCCCCAGAACATAAGAAGACAATTCAGTGACGCCGAATACCTAGAAATAAAAGAGCAATTATCCGATGCAACACTAGCATCACCCAGCACCGTTTATCTGACATATGATGTCAATGCCGATTTATGGAATACAACCTCGACTGAACCTTTTGATTGGTGGATTTCCGCTGAGGCAATGGTTGATGATAATTGGCAAATTAGGTACATGGGAGAGAATATTATTGTCCATAGTGATGAAACTAGATTTTGGGTAACCAACGACGAAGAAAGAGTAATAACCACCGACACACTTAATACGAATTTGGATGAGATTGTCATTCTTTCAGCGAACCTTGATGCTGAAAGGGACATTCTAGGGACCAATAGAACATTCAATGTAATAAAGCAGGTAGTTATATCCGAAGGTCTTAACGCAGGCACTGAAAGCATTAATGATCTTGAAGTTCTACCTGAGGATGAAAATGGGGATGTTCTACCAGATAACGCGGATTTGGCTTTTTTGATCGGAAGCTCTGATTTCGTTTATTTTAACAGAGATAATACACAAAGCCCTTGGATATTCCAACCAGTTTCTGATGAAGTTCGACTAGCATACGCACAAGATCAGGTGGACGGAACTAATCTATGGAAACGGGAGAGAGGCCGTGAAGGACTGAATTTCCTTTGGTTGCACCGAACACCAAGGTACCATCTTATTGACCCCGCCCCCAGTAACATAATTGATATATTCATAATCACTAGGGGATACTATAACTCGGTCAGGCAATGGTTAGCTGGCGACCTAGCAACACCGCCACAGCCACCCACCTCTTTCAACCTAAGAAGTGACTATGATTATCTATTAGAAAATAAAATGATTTCTGATACGGTTGTTTTACACCCCGGAAAGCTTAAACTGATATTTGGTGATTTATCAGACCCCACCCTTCAGGCATCAATTAATGTCATTAGGTCTAACGCACAAAACATTACTGCAAACCAACTAAAAACCCGAATTGTAGACTTGGTCAATGAGTTCTTTGATGTAAGTCTCTGGGAATTTGGAGAGACATTCTACTTTACTGAACTTTCGGCATTTATACACTCCAGACTTCCGGTAGAAGTTGAATCAATTGTGCTTGTCCCTAAGTTCAATAACCATGTATTTGGTGATCTTTATCAGGTACTAGCCAAAGAAGATGAGATCATTCAGGCAAATATTACGGTAGACGATATAGACATTATTGAATCACTAAGCCCTCAAACTATAAAACAGGTATAATACCCGATTTTCACGTTACTGTAATTAGGATAAATACCTTCATATTGGTATAGTTACAGAGGAAATTGTGGGTAATTCCGATTACAAAAACAAAAGATTAAACATCAACAATATGCTTCCTTCATTCATGTCTCGTTTAGAGATAGTGGAGAGCATTCAAGAGAACCTATTCAACCGGTATCTGACCAAGGATGAGTTCACTCGCATTAATGGGGTTATTGGTGATAGGGACCCAGTAGCCGATAGGGATACAAGAATAAGGGAGACTGACGCATATAGGCAGGAACATCAATTACAACCAGTAGCGCATTCTCGCGTAGGATCGGTTGACTACTACATGTCCTTTCCTGACATGCTAAGAAGATTAGAATACTTAGGGGTTAATACTGAAAGGTTTAATGAGTGGGGCAAATCTGTTCAGTTTAATTGGGCTCCACCCATAGACCTTGATAAGATTATCAACTACCAGAATTATTTTTGGGTTTCTGATGATTTTGATGATATCCCCCAGTACGTAACTATCCAGAACAGATGCACATGGGTATCAGCCAGAGCGGATCAAACTAAGCGAACGATAATAAGTAATCAGGATTCAGTACCCGTACTGTCCGCAGCTAGTGTTAACTTATCCGTGGCAGGCAATGTCGCGGATAATTACTCAATAGGTGAACATCTTGTTGTATATAATCAACTCCAAGAAAGCGTTCTAGTAAGAATTGAAAGTGTTACATTTAATGGCTCAACCCTTAACACTGACTTTATATTTAATAAAGATGTTCCGAGTGACGCATCCAATTTTTGTAAGACCCAGATAGAATTTACGTTAGTATCAGGTGACCCTTATGTGATATCGGTAGAAGGTAACTATTCCGATGTTTTTTCTGAAGGCTATGTATTCTCACTTGATGGGTCACCAACCGAGCCGCTATCCTATAATTCAGTAGAGTCATCCACATATGACGAAGACTCTAATCGAACCCTTATTAGTATAAAAGAAGACCTTAATGCCACGGATTATAATATATGTTCAATGGCACCTCTACCACTTCTTAATGCTGAAGAACTAAACGCCCAGTGTATAGAAAACTACACCACCTCACCTTACGGGGAATGGAACTCCGGACTTATTGGGGAGCTTATATGGTCACCTGATAAATTATTAGTTCAATCCGAACTAGGTAGAACCTCAATAAACTCCGATGACTTTACCGATTCAAATGTTAACTTCTCAGTACTTGGCGTTAGGACGGGAGATATTCTAAGAATAATTGACGGTAAGGGTGCAGGGGAATACCCTATATTGAGTGTTTCTCCCAATACCGTAGGAGTTGACCCCACAGCATTTTTCTTCACTCGTACAAATATTAAATACCAAATTGTTAGAAGACAATTAACTTCAGCAAAAACTAACCAATATGCCTCTAGGTTTTTGACTAACAAGCCAGAATCTCCTAACCTTTATGATGTATGGATAGATGAAGAAAACGATACATTAAATCAATTCTTTAATTTTCAATGGAATATAGTAGCTAATAATATTAGTTCTATTATTAGTTTCACAAATGGAAGACATTTAGTTGATACGAATGAACTCACTCGTGAGTCAAGTCAATGGTCCAATGAAAATAAATGGGTTCATAAAACTCAATTATCTAACCTCCAGATTTCACAAAAGGCAGAATTTCCTATTATAGAATTTTCACCTTTTATCTCTTTTTCCGACACATCATTCGCTGAAAAGGAATGGAAATATAGACCTGATGCCAATAATGACTTCTCGGTAGTTGATGTACAACCAACATATTTTGAATTGTTAGATACTAGGGTTGTTGACGGCGGAGAAGTATCGTTTGTAACATCTCAGCAAATCATTCTTGATGAAAAATTCGGCAACCTGACTGATGACATATCTCCGGGAGATCGAATTGTTTTAGGTGATTTCGGAGTTAATACTTCCAATAAAGAAGTTGAGAGTGTTGAATTTTATCAAGTATTCCCCGAAAAGAGGTACCAAACGGTAATAAATATTACAACGCCAATAAATGACCCCTTTGATATTCCTCTAGGTGCATACATTGCACCAGAACGCACTTCTTTAGGTGACCTATGGAGTGGGTTCGATGATGATGGGCTATCAATAAACTGGCTATTTGAGGGGATTAAGAATATTTCAGCTTCCAGTGTTCAGGTCTATGAGAATTCTAACGGTAATCCCGAACCCTTTATAAATCCTATGCTCAAAGAACTTATTGAAAGTAAAACAGTTTCGGGGGGATATCCTTCAGTAATCAGTAATCCCGATTATGAAACAAATATAGGTTTAGTATGGCAGGAGTTTGCTTTTGTTGACCCCATCTATGAGTTTGGTTTGGCTTTTGATTTTGATGAATCACTGCACGACTTAACCCTTTATGAGGATTATCAGGAGGGCGACTTACGGGTTTACATTAACGACATTAGGCAATATGGAAACTATGCGGATGTTAGATCATCAATAAATCCCGACTTTGTCGGGGGTATAATTTTCGATAGTGATGTTCTTTTGACTGAAAATGATGTTGTCAGGTTTGAACTTGGTGAATATGCTGAAAATGAAATCGGCAGACGGGCAATACCAGTAAATACGGAAGCTGGACTGGAGCCTTATAATTTAGTAGACATAAGAAAGCTTGAACAAATAAAACAGGAAAGGAACCAACGCCCTTACTTTAGGATTTATGATGTCTCAGGAGAACCTAAAATTTTCGCAAACACTATATTCAGATATAATGAATCTAGTGATTTTCCAGTAAACCCGTTCCTATTATCTCGTGCAGTAATCAATGAATCGACCAGAGATTTTGAATTTATAAATGAGCTTTACGATGATAGTACCGGTGAACTTTACTGCTATTACGATTCCTCTTTCATTGGAAATGAACTACAAAATCTATGGAAGGTGGGATTGAATAATGACCAGTATGTCCCTCAAAAAATAGAAGGGAGTGACTTATGGGAATTGCCAAATCAACTTTATTATAATGTTGAGCATAAAAATAGAAGAGTCATCGGATTCAGAGATTTGTTTAGGCATTTCAGAACTATTGCCGAGAATCAGAAATCTCCCGGAATCCAATCCAATGTCACTAATTTATTCCATTTAGATGATGAAATAAATTATGGCATAGGTGGTAGTATCAGAGAATATAATGATAACTTTGACTTGCTAGTATCCACCATGTTTGTGAATAATGTGTCACCACTTGAGCTATACAGGTTTGCACATGACCAATATGAAAATAACTTTACATGGCTGGAAGAAAGATTTTTCGAAGAATTTCTATCACTGATTAATGATCCTAGCCAACCAACGTTCCCTTCACTATTCCCGACTATAGCCGAAGAGCTTATTGATATGTTTGAAACAAACTCATCATTATCAAGGTGGTTTGGCGATAGCACTACATATAATGAAGAAAATGATACTGGTATAAAAAACTGGATAGCTACACTTCCTTATCTTGGCTTAGTTGAACCGAGAAAGCCATATCTGAATATCGATGATACACTGGGCATCAAAGAGTTAATACATCATGATGGCCATAGGGCCCAAATTAGCTTATTGCCATCGTTAAGAGAGCGACTTAATAAACAGCTTCTCACCCTACCAAATGCACAGGAGCAAATTGTAATAAGTGACTCCGATTCTTTCCCTGTCAGTATAAATGGAAGGCCATTAATTCAGGGGGACTTTTTGGTTAGAACTGTAACTTCGAATAAAACTAGGAAAGTATATAGATATAACTTTAATGCTTTATGGGAAGAAATATCATATGAGGATGTACTCGCTTCTGTATTTTTAGAAGTTGAGAACCGTCTCTACAATAACATTCCGGAATTTGAAGAGCTAAGGTATGATTTCAGTAAAAATGAAAGTGATGTGGAGTATTCTGACACTCTTGAACGACAGTTTCTAAAATACACGAACAGTAATGGTATATTTAATGTATTTGCAAATGAAATATTCTACGACCCGACCGACCCATTTACATGGAATTATTCCAACTCTCCAATTACCAATGACCCTGTTACGGGCTCCGAGTTAACCGATTTAGCCGGGAGTTGGCAGGGACTATACGAAAAAGTTTATGGTACTCCTTACCCTCACCTTGAGCCATGGAAACTGCAAGGCTACATTGATAAACCGGAGTGGTGGGACACAATATATTTAAACACTAGCGGGCAGCGCCGATGGAATTCACTAATGTGGTTGAGAATTTTAGATGGCATTATACCTACTGGTGAACTACTACCCGATGGTGAAACTTTATCCGTTGGAGCAAAAGACGAAGTTACAAGTTATGATTATGTTTCTGTAAACATTAGTGACACTGATACACTTGATGGGATACCACCCGACGGTCTTCTCCCCCCATTCTGGTCAGGTTCTAACAGTGATGATCCCCGAATAAGATCACTTTACGAAGCCGTAGCTAATGATTTTGTTGAACTACCTCAATTAGACTTTAAATGGGAGGATAATGGTAGGGAAGAATGGAAGTGGAGGACTTCTTCTCAGAAACTATATGATGATATGGCTACCGCCTTTATTTTGGACCCATTAAAATTCACTAGCCAGTCATACGGCATAGACTTCATTAGTATAAATTGCTTAAAGGTTGACTCCAGAACCAAATCACCTTACAGAGTTAAGGATTCCCTTTTCCATGGAGATTTCGTTAGCGAAGACGGGGACATCCATATAATTGATGGAACTGGCCAATGGTACACTCACTATAATAGATATTTCAATTTTGACGGGGAAGCTTCCGAGTTCAGACGGTTGTGGGCCAACTGGAGTCCCCAACTATCTTATGAGATGAGCGCCTTTGTTGATACTAAGAGCTTTCTAATAGCTAATGATACTTTTGACATAACAACAAGAGACTATGCACTTGATTCTAAATATACCCCCGGAATAGATAGAAAACTATCATTTGGTTTAACAGCGGACATAATGGCTGTACCTTCTAGGTTTGCCCGGAATAGGGAACAAGGCATAGGGTGGACTGCGGAATTCGCAAATTATTCGCCAACGAATGAAGATTTAAAATTTTACCCAACTGAAAATTATAGCTATAGGGTAAAGGCTGATAATTCAACACTAAGACTTAATAGCTTTGAATTGAAGACGGCAGAGATTAGAGAAGAAAGAGGTATCCATGTAGTTAATTATAATCAATCACTTAGGTTAACCACCGAAAGTGATTACCCCGATCTTAACGATTCATTCTTTGCTGATATTATATTTGATGGTACAACAACATTAGAATTATCAATTATCGGCAGTGAGGTTAGAACGGTCCAAGATTTGCTAGACTCTTTGAATGATCAAATGGAGAGCTTAGGTACGGCAGACTTACGGGACGGTAATATAGCCATTTTTAGTGATACCATAGGATCGGGCAGTACCGTACAAATAACTGATAGGGGACTGTTCGCATCCCTCTATTTTTCTTATGCGGGTTTACAACCCCCGACCATTGAGCCTCCAGCCTTTGAACAAGTATTTGTCGTCAATGGAAATAAGGAAAGCTATTTTAAAGCTGGTTCTGTATTTGACATTATCGATTCAACTAATTTCACTGGTACATACACTGTTTTGGATAGTAGATTTGATCCGACAAGAAACGAGACAAATATTACAGTAAATGAAACGCTAGAAATAACTGACTATACAGTAGATGGTTTTGTTGAACCCCGTGATGCCTTAAACCTGCCCGACACATGGCTTACGGGTACTGAAGTGTTCTTAAATGGAAATGCGACACCTCCGTCACCATTAGACAATACGGCACCTTACTATGTCATTAGACTTAATGATCGAGAGCTACAGTTGGCCGATACTGAAAATAAAGCCTATAAAGGAAGCCAGATAACAAATATAACCGGCTCCGGATTCAATTACATGGTAGGTAGATTACAGCGCACGTTCAGAGCACTTTCCGGACAAGTTACCGATTCGGTTTGGAGGCGTCACTACTCCGATACTAGGGAAGTTAAAACTTGTCCCAATAGGTATAGCATAAGTAATATACAAAACATGGTTGACTTCATCACTGGGTATGAAGATTATTTGTATGATCAGGGATTTAGGCATAAGAATCCCAATGGTGATAATTTCGATGAGGCTACCGGGAGAACTAATGACTGGCAATTCGAAATGGAGAAATTTATAAACAACCTCTACCTACTTACAAATATTAGGCAGGAAGACCCCTTAGAGTATCCAGTAGAAATTAATAGTACTGATAATACGTTAACAATAAAGAGTGGTCCCGTGGGATGGGAAACGGGGGCCACCATTGTGTTTGTTGAGGATGAAGGTGTTGTTGCCCCCGAACCATTTAATGTGACCTATTCCAATTTAATACCATATTACATCATAAGGACGCCAACTCAAGATGTTATCCAGTTAGCCTATAGTAAAAACGATGCGTTAAAGGGGAAAGCTATTGACATAAGAGATGATGGAGTTGGTGAAAATAGAATAAAGGTATACAAGCGACTAGTTAACACCCCAGTTCTTGAAATAAATCCAATGAAAGATGCGTTTTGGATTAATCATGAAACTGGTGTTCTCGCCAATATACTAGAGGGAAGTAAGCTTGACACCATAACTAATCAGGGGATATTTGACAATTCCAAAGAATTAATGAACAACAGTGAATTAGTAGTATTTCGTTTGGATAAGGAGACCAAAATATCAACCACTGGTCAATTAAGGTCAAGGACAGTAGACCCTAGTATAGGCATTGATCGCTATATTGGAGGCGCTGATTTATTCTTTGATGGATATGAAAATATTATTAGGTTCGAGGACTATTCTTCCGATGGAACTCTAATTTATGATTCATTTCTGGGTATCAACACGCCCAACTTTTTCTTGGAGTTTAATCGTCAAAATGAGATAACCTTTAGGCCCAATGTCGGGGGGTTTGTATTCAGTAATGACGCACTATCTAAGAATATAGAATCTTCAGTTGAAGATTTGCGATACATGTATGATACCAACGTAACATTAGAATCAAATGATTTGACTAAATCGGTTAGGCAATCTTTGGGTTATGACGGCACCGTTGATTACATGGACAACATAGGCTTAAATGCTAAAACTCAATTTTTATTCTGGAAGGGCATGATACAAAACAAAGGAACCAACTTTGCTGTGGATGCCTTTGTAAACCAGAGTTTATATGGTTCGGCTAATATTGATGAATTCTGGGCATACAGGCTTGCCGACTTTGGCAGCATGGGAGAAAAGATATACCCTGAAGTTCTATTACTACCCAACGATACCAAGAAAAGTGAATTAAGACTTGAATTTGTATTGCCGGATGAGGCTAAGTGGAATTCATCATTCACTGAAATTTCTCTTGTAGACCAAGAAAGGTGGTGGAATCAGCCTGACCAGCTAGAAAAACTTTCCCCTGATCCGGCATTTTGGTTTGACGTAGATGTATTGAAAAGACTTGAAAATGTAGCCAACCAAATTGATGTAACATCTAAAATTTTGGATTTGGGGGAATATGTCAACTCTGTCATTATCACCAGATATGATCCAATAGAGGGTAAAGTAATTCAATTAAAACGCAAGGTTGACTTTGACTTTGTGAGTAGGCGGGCCATTAAATTCTTATCGGATAATCCGGAGGATAATCCGGAAGATTTTATCGAATTGAATATTAGTATAATAACATATTTTTATGATGCAAATAATCCAGCAAAGATAATCGACAAAAGTGGCAGAAGCGTTACTAGCAATGTTGACAAAACTGACGAAACGGCGGCGGTTATTACTGAAGTCCCCATCTGGAACCCGGCCTTTGATGAGTACTTTTACTTAGCAGATTCAATAGTGACATTTAAAGATGCTAAAGATCAGGCCAACTATACCAATTATCCAGATGGGGGCTCCTCCGATCTCACGCCATGGCTATCCGATAAAGTTGATACTGTATGGTTCGACAAGTCAAAAGAATCTTATGTGCCGTATTATGATGATAGCGCAATAACTAATTTCGATGAGCGCATTAGACAGTGGGGCAAATTGCAGGATTGGGCAGATATAGCAGTATACCAGTGGGTACAATCAGATGCCCCACCTAGTGAGTGGGATGGAGAGGGACAGCCGTATACATTACTTTATAGAAATGACGCGCTCAACCCACGATCAGATGACCCTGTATGGGTACTAGAGGAAGATGTTGATATATTTGAGGAGTATATTGCTGGGCTTGTTGGGTCAAGCAACACCACTTCCTTGACCGGTGAACTTGAAATATACCTTAATGGGAAATTTTCAACCGCATTAACAGTAAATGCACCAGCAGATTTTACAGCGTATGCATCTACATTACCCGAATCTACGTACATCAATATAGTAAAACGAGGTATAACCCCAACCCCTGACCAATTGGATAATGGATTATATAAATATGACACCCCTTATTCCAGTGAAAACAGAGTAGACCCAGTAAGTGGCAACCCCTCTCCACTATATTATTTCTGGGTAAGAGGAATAACTGATGCAATAGAGGGAGGAAACTTCAAGTTAAGTATATTTGAAGCTGAGCGGGCTTATAAGAGCATGACCCATCCCTATATGATCATTGATGGTTTAAGGGATAGTGAGTTCGGATATGGTATTGTATACGGTACAACATTCGACCCATTTGATTATGATGTACCAAATAGATATACACAGGTCATAGTTAAGGGCCTTGATGGAGTAGTCAAAGGTGACTCCAGATATACCTTACGTTTTACCCGAGATTTCACATTAAGAGATAAACTAGATGATAACCTCTCCAATAAAAATAGACATGTGGAATGGAAGTTATTCAGGGAGCGCCAACTTTCCAAGATTGACATAGAACTCTGGGAAAAGTTAATTTCCGCAATGGTTAATAACCCAGTAAAGGATAGGGTAATTGACAGATCAACCAACGTGCCAACTCTTAATAGAATTTTGTACGACGAACTTTACGGTAAAGATACTCGCTATGGACTTGGTACCGAGCAAGTATTTACTGAATCTTCACTAGCAAAGGAAACTTTGAATTTAATAATTAATGATCCTGCTAGGGAATTTAAAGGCATAGAGATAGATTCATTCAGGCAAACGTATTCACTGGACACAAAAACAGATGTATATAATACGATGTATGAGATTTATGATACATTCTCAAATGAGGATGTTAATTACATATTTTTCCAAATGCTCAGAGACGCATTTAGTTTAAAGAAAGAATATGAGGAAATATTCAAAACTTCTTGGGTAGCCCTACAGATTGCACAAAACGTATCATTGCCTAGAAATATAAACCAAGTATTAAGAGAGCTTGAGCCCGGAGGGGAGTGTGGTGATGGAGAAGTGATAACGGAAATTCCTGAGTCCACACAGGTACCACTACCTTCCGCATCACCAACACCAACCCCAACCCCATCAATTAGTGCATCACCAACACCATCGGCGTCGGCTATACCGCCAACACCAACCGCGACCCAGACACCAACCCCAACCCAAACGGGTACGGTAACACCAACACCAAGCATTACGCCCACGGTTACCCCGACAATATCTAATTCTCCAACACCACCAGTGACGCCAACACCTGAGGCAACAGTTACTGGCACACTCACGCCAACACCAACGCCAAGCATTACAGGTACGGTAACACCAACCCCAACCCCAACTCAATCATTTGGAGCATCCCCGACCCAAACACAAACCGTAACCCCAACCCCAACTGGAACGGCGACCCCTACACCAACACAGACACCAACCGCTAGTACAGCCGAGTCACTACCTCCCGGAGGGTTCATTGAAAATCCCGCAGGAGCTACCGCTAGAGGTGCATTGGATACCGCCACTATTGATTCATTTATGCCCGTCACTGATGTCGGTACCTTTACTTTCCCTGCGCCATGGAATACAGAGGGTATAAGGCTAACAAACAGTGCGAGTAATTACGCAACGGATAGCGTATTTCCTGTAGATTATAGTTATTGGAGGGTATCTAATAACCATGTCGGTTCTGATGTGATGAAGATTATGGTCAGGCTTGCCGAGGCTGATGGGGGCCCAAGTATTATTGAATATAATAAAGTTACAAAAACGGTAAGTGCCCCCACCCCAATATTCGATACTGGTGTATTGTATAGAAACCCAACAGCATTCCCTAATGCGTATTTCTCAGCAGTGGACCCAAATAAGATGTATTGGGCATACGAAGGGTCACTAAAAAGTATTGATGTCTCCAGTCTCCCACTACAAAGTGGGGATGTAACCGAGGTTTTTGATGCTGATAGAATTCAATCAGGTTATAAAGTATGGCAATCACACACTGATAATAATGATAGATTCCATGTAATGACATACAGAACGGGTGCATATTCCAATTTGGGTGCAGTAGTTTACGATTCTCAACTAGATACCTTTGACTTATACCCATCAAGTGGAGCGTATGACGAATCACAAATAACAAAGGATGGAAATTATATTGTAATTAAGGAAAATGTTGACGGTTTACAGGGTGAAGATAATAGAATAATAAGGGTTTCTGATGGGGCTGAAATTGTATTTAATGATCTTGATGGGGCGGCAGGCCATTCTGATTTAGGCTATGATGATTATATGGTGCATGCGAATAACTACGCACCTGATCCTGCTGTACTTGAGGTTACGGATATAAAAACACCACTTACGTCATCGGTTCAGATATACTCAGGTTCAACCGGAGCAGCTTACACTAATTCACCGTTGCCTCATATTTCATGGGCGCATGCTAAGCCGGTATCACAAGTTCCATTAGCGGACCAGTACGTCGTAGGAGGAGGTATTAGCCCGGATACAGATGTACATGAAAACGAAATACTTGCAGTGCCCTTAGATGGAAGTGAAGACTGTCTAATAGTGGCTCCCAGCATGGGTGCAAACTCCGGGGGCGGAGGCAACTTTTATAATAGACTACCAAAAGGTAACACGGACATAACGGGTGAGTATTTTATTTGGTCATGCAACAGAGGGGGATCATCCCGACTTGATATATTCATGGTAAGGATACCTAGCCAATTACTTTAATGATTAAGAAGATAACAAATATCAGGTTCTCCGATTCGGAGAAGTTGAAAAATAATAAGAAAGTAGAACTAAGTTCCAGAAGAAACAGGCTCTTATTGGAGACTGATTGGACCCAATTACCCGACATAAAGTTATCATCTAATTGCAGGGCAGCTTGGACGTTTTGGAGAAAAAAACTTAGAATGTTGAGCATGAACACTCACTCCTTTTCCGAATATAAAGAAGAACTGGATAAGTTCGAAATAGAAAGACATGAGATACCTATTGAATATATTTATGAAGAAGATGCTGAAAAGGTTAAATCTAGGCTTTTGGCCAAGGTAAGTAATGAATACAACAAACGAACAACACTTCAATACATGCCTAACCTTGAAATTAAGTTTGAAGAAACTCTAACACTAATAACAGATTATTTCACTAGTCACAATATAACTTTGCCTGACCATAGTTTATCTGCGTTAATTGAATATTTCGAAGGCTCTAGTGATATAGATTTGGATATGAAAAATTATCCCTTTATTAATATGGTAAGTAAGACCTATAATATGGGGGCAAGGTCTACGATATTGAATATACTCAGGCAGCGTCGAGACTTTTATGAGACTGCTTTACATGAGGAACATATGATGTTACACTTCAGAACCAGAATAATAGGGGCCCCACTGGATGACCCTAAAACTGTTCAGGACATTGAAGACGAGATTGTAACATATTATGGATATTGACATAGACTTGCCCGTGGACTTTGAGCCATTGGATTATTTTAACGTAGTTCGTGCATCAATGGTTGAAAATGGTGAGCTAAAGAAGCACCCAGCGGGTGTTTATTTTCAGAATATACCAAAAGATTCCGAAACTGGTTTGGCTGCAATACCTTATAAAGAGACCGAGGATATCGGTTTTACTAAGATAGATTTTTTACATCTATCAATGCTCAAGAAATTTAATAGTAAACGCCAGATTAAGGAGTTCCTTAAGCGGGAACCCGAATGGTCGCTTTTAGAGGACCCTAAGGTGGTAAAACACCTCTTTCATATTGGTAAACATTTCGATGTGATAAGCCGAATAAATCCCCGCAGTGTAATTGAAATAGCGGACGTACTAGCCCTTATACGTCCCGGAAAAATGAAGCTTATGGATGATTATTTACAGGATAAGGCAGGAACTAGGCCAGAATTATACACGAAGCGCATAAATAGTGATATGCGGAAAGCACATGCAGTGTCGTATGCGCTACTTATTGTTTTACAACTACATCTTATAGGCGAGGCTTTGAATGGGGATCATTAAGGAACTGGTTGACGCAAATACTGCGGTATTAAATGATACACAAATGGCAGTTTTAATTATAATTAAAACTGCATCTTCACCCCAAATGGCATTTGCTAACACCAATGTTACTGAAAATTTAGTTTTTGCCAGAAATGCTTTAGCCAAAATGGGGTTAATTAAGGTAGGTAACAACCTGTCTATATTGACCGATGAGGGTGAGAATATGCTGCAATATCATGATCTTGTTGATGAAACTGGAATGGTTAATGATGAAGGTAACGCAGTTCTTGATAGAGTACAAAGTACATCTGATTCATTTAAAAATCAGGAAGTGAAAGAAGAGTTCAATCTAATAAAAACTCTACTTTAGATTTTTTTGTACAATCTTAACGCCCTTCGGTACAGGCTTTCGCTTTCTCTTGCGAACCTTATCAACACCCTTCATTTCAAATTTAGGCAATGGTCCAATAACTCTACTGACATAATCAATAGTGAAACTTCTCAAAATTTTCGAGACCTCTGAAGTATGTCCATTTTTTGAAAACTCTATCGATATGGGGTAGTTATCACTGTTGTGCTTGAACCATGTTTGAGCTATATCTATAATTAAGTCTTCTTCCAAACCGGCGCTCTGGCAAAAATCTAAAACGTAACAATCAATAAATTTTGGATGCATGTTGTCAACCACCGTTAGATAATTTTCATCATTGTAGCGAATAAGGGTTATGAAATCATAACCATCATAGTCTTCTGGGTGATTTTCAACGATTAAGGGATATTTTTTGCTTAGTTTTTTCATAAGTTATTATTATTTATAGTATAAGTTTTTGATTGTTTGTTGTCAATCTATGGTTGCTATTGCGGGAACAGTATAAAAACTAATTATGCCGGGAATGTATTAGATACACCATAACCTATTTGTCTGGTCACTTCACATGCTGCATCTCCGGTGGGTCGTATAGTAATATCTATAGTCCCATAGATATAAGTTCCAACCGAAGATGCGACTATATCCCAGTACCTGTCAGAGCTAAGACTAATCCATGTTGCCTCCGCAACTGGAGTACTGTTGGGCGGATCGCCCGAAAATAAATCCCACCTAACTTCAAAATCACCCCCCGTTTCAGCGGGGGCATTTGTTGACCAGTCCAGATTGGTGTTTCCCCCCGAATCGGACAATAAGAAGGTACCATCGCTTAATATGCCCACGGTAACGCCAACTGCGGCGTCTTCCGCTGAATTGAACAAATAACTGCTTCCACCGGGCGTCCAATCTGCCGCTGGGTTGGTGCATCCACCGCCAGCAGCGGATGGTGTTGGTGTCACT